GTCGTTGAGTACCTCTACTTTAGCAGGCGTTGGGCGCATAAAGAACAACGCCGCGCCACCGGAAAACAGCTCAACATAACAAGAATGCTCGGGGAACATGGGCAACAGGTGTTTTGCCAATCGGCGTTTACCGCCCATCCAAGGGATAATCGGTAGAGTTTGTTGTGTTTTTTGCATCATATATATACTCCTAATTTGCGGCATTCGGGACGCTCGGAGTCAGATAAAATGTGATGCTCAACGGCACTCTGCTGATTTTTTAGTTACTGAATGAATTGATGTTTTTACAACGTGCGCATTTGATTTGCACGTATCCGCTGCCTTTGGCAAGCAGTTTGCCGCAGTATTTGCAGCGCATTTCGCGGTAGATTTGCATTTGCACTCACTCCCATATCACGGATAGAATGCCTCGGTCTCTAGAGACTAAGGCGGCCTAGAAGTCAATGCAGGCACTATCTGCTTGGCTGGCGTAGCGGTGTTCCTGCACCGCTACGTCGCCGTCCCACTGATTTTTTCAATCTCCTCTCTAAGGTCGTCTGAAATTTCAGACGACCTTTTCTCTTAACTGATACCGTACTCAGTCATCAGTGCAGTGACTTTTTCGGCAACTTTACTGATATCTCCCTGAACAAACTCGATGCCTGCGCCAATAATGACATTACGCCCTACATTTCCGGCATGATTCATGCCGAAACGAATCTTGTTGAACGCTTTATCAGCACCTGCTTTGACAGGGATGACCGCAACGTACCACTTGTTGTATGAGTACACCTGAGTAGCGGAAATTGGCTTACCATCGATGGTCGTACCCTCGAATGAACGCAACTTGAATCCCGTCTCTTCGTTTGTACTTACTAAGCCATTATTAATAATACTTCTATCGTTCAGGACGACTGCTGAGAACCCTGAACCCGCGGCGCCGCCCGAAAGCTGCTTGAATGGGAACACAATCGCGGAATCAGACGAACCATCAGAAGTCAGCCCCTCAGACTCAATGAATCGAATACCCTTGCCCTCACCGGCAACCAAGGAACGCATGATTTTATGACCATCATCTTCACCGAACGCACCAGCCCAGTCTAATGGCTCGCCGGCTCTTTCGGCATTATTCAAGGTTTTCAGCTTGGCCGTATTGTTGCTACCGACCGCCTCGGCTGCCGTTGCCGCCAATCCGTCAAACGTGAACTTGACGGAAGTCGTAGATTTGGCAGCAGGTGATTCGGCTGCCGTTTCAGTTTCTTTCGGCAGCGCAGCAGGCGGCTGAGTCGTAGGCTGACCATCTCCTTCCGCTTTAGGCGGCTGTGCAGGTGTCGTTGCCGCAGCCTGTTCCCCGCCTTCAGCCTTCGGAGAGTCGGCAGGTTTGGCAGGTTTAGTATCAGCCGCCGTGCCGTTATTCAGCTTGGCAACAGCCGCTGCAACGGCGGCATCAATAAGCGCCTGAACTTCAGTTTTCGTCAGTTTGACATTCGCCTCAGCAGTGCCTTTGGCAGTCGTAGTATTACGGAAAACATGGTCGGTAAATACCCCTGTTCGCTGATCCCATGTTTTATTGTTGTCGTGACAACAATCGGTATGCGTACCCGTTTGATAGAATCCCTGACTCGCTATACCACTACGATGAACATAGGCGTAATCCGAGATATAAGGCTTCGCAGGCTTATCCCCCTTGGTATAAGGCGTCACATCCAAACGGTTGTCCCGAACGGTACAACCAGTCAGATTGCCCGCTAAAAACTGACGGGCATAGTTGCCGTCAGGGCCATTTCGAGCGGTGTTGTTCGCAAAATAGCTGCCATCAATTGTGCCGTATCTACTTTCTGCACCTATCAAGTAAGCATAAGTAGAGTCATTCACAAATCCTTCAAATACTGCACCGCTACCGCTTCCGGCTGGATCGACGGCCTCAATACTCAGACTTTTCGCATCGGAATATTTCGTACCGCTGGCGGTAATGCGAATACCCGTAATCACACCATTTTCGACCGTACAGGTTGCCGCCGCGCCGCGCGCACCTTCGCCGCCGCCTGTAATCACAATCTTGGTATCCGCACTGTATCCGCTGCCGCCATTTTTAATAGCAATATTGCTTAAATAGCGGAGACCGAACGCCTCACCAAACGGCAGGGCAAAAGTACAGGAATTATCCGAAATCGTGAATCGGTTGTGACCAAAATTACACGGCACGCCGCGCGGAGCGTAAATGCGGTTGTTTTGGACAGTGATATTGGCACGCAACCACCACAAATCCTTATCTTTTCGGGCTTTTACCCCTGTCGCACCGTTAATCAGGAAAATACCATTCATACCGCTGATAAATTCATTGTCTTTGATGACAATATTGGATTCCTGATATTTAAAGCTGCTATTGTCTGCGCGGCCTCCCTTAGTGGTGTCTTGCGCGTAGGTTTCCTCGATGACGACCCCTGTACCGTAGTAGAGGCATGAGCCGCTATTGCCGATGATTTGGATATTGTTACCAGTATGTGCATCAGCAACTTTACGCGCAGCGAAACCGAAGTGGTTGTTGATGAAGCGGATACCAATTTGCGGTAGGTATCGGCTTGTCCACAACCAATAGCCCGGGTCAACGGTAACTTGACTGTTGTCGCGGGAATGCTCGACCGAAGCATCCGGATGTCCGACACGGCCTTGCAGACAGTTCATCCCCTCAACAGTAATGCCGACACCACGGACAACGCCAATGCCGCCGATATAGTTGTCAGACATGAAGCCGCCGTAAACCTTGCAGTCGTAGCAAACCATTTTCTCGCGGATGGCGGTATCAATATCACCGCCGCTAACGTCACGACAATCTCGGGTAGAGTAAAGACCAAACTGTATTGCACTACCGGTCATCCCGCGAACATCAAAATCCCAGACGACCAAGTGGTAAACATCATAAATCAACCAGCCATTTGCCGAAGACCCGCGCTGACCACCGCTCCATTTACCCCACGTCTCAGAAACAGTGCCGTCTTCCTGCGGGAACTCATTTTTCGTGCCGTCAGCGTTCCAATAGCCGCCAACGCCTAAATCAACTTTTCTTGACTGTTGACGTTCGTATTCTTTGATTTTTGCCCATGTTAAATCATCAGGTTTTTTGACATCTTGCACCTGAGCAGCATTGTTACGGTAACGGGCGAGGTCATGTAAAAGGCGAGTGGTATTAAAACCTAAGTCATACAACCCCTTGTCCGCATATCCATAGCCGATATGCGGATTCTCGGGCGTCCAGCCATCAATCGGCGCAAACAACCCTTGACGCCCGCCGACATAGCCTTTTTCCATCCAACGGCGGGTACGGATAACACCGCCATGCATAATAACGTTACCTTCGCCGCCGTCCATTTCGAACACGTTGACGCCAAAGGATTCGGCGATAAACATGACACCGCGGAAATCGAAGAAACAATTAGACTTATTGCGGATATAGATACACGGCTGCGCACCGTCAATAGTCAGGGTCATCCCACCGACCGTGACTTTTCGACCGTCCGCACCAAAAACATCAGGCTTATAACCCACGTTTTTATCCACGCTGAAAACCGAACCCTGACGAGCGGTAATATATGAACCATTGGGGATACGTTCGATGTATTCGGTAACGGCGCGGCTGATTACAGCAGCTTCGGCAGGAGTCTTTTTGTTCGTTTTGAAGAATCCCGACAAAACTTTTACGCGCAATTCTTCAGTCAGCGCATCTTCGAGATAGTACACGCCGCGCTCAATTGCCAGCTTCATACCTGTTTCGTGCTTGGCTTGCAACGCCGCCACTTTGGCAGCAGTCTCAACCTCGGAAAGCGCACCATTTACAGCGGTTGCGATTTTGGCGGGAGCAGCCATTTCTTTAGCTTCCGCCGCCGTATCCTTCGCCGCCTTCGTATTCTTGGCAATCGCCGACAGCGCTTTTTCTAAGTTGTTTAATTCTTTAGCCATTTGTTTCACCCAAATCTTTTAAAATATCCGCTAGCGCCGCGTCGCTAACCCCACCATTGTCCGTAGCTGGCTGTGTTGGTGTTGGTGTAGGTTGTGCTGGTGCAGGTNNTGGCTGCGTTGGCACAGGTTGTGTCGGTGTAGGTTGCGCTGGTGTAGGTTGAGCTGGTGCAGGCTGCGTTGGTGCAGGGTTACTTGGTCGATTTGCTTCGAGTTTGGCAATAGCAGCAGAAACCGCAGCCGCGACAGCCTTATCTACCGCCGTATCCACGGCGGTATTGACCGCAGTTTCCAAATTAGCATCAACAGCAACCTTGACTGCTTTGTCTAACTGCTTGTCTACTGCATCTTTAATTGCCTGACTAAGCTCCGAAGGCTTGACTGCCAAACGCTCCAAGAATTCCTCATAAGAGGTATCCCTCGAGATGGTGCCTTTCTCAATTGCCTCTTCATAAAGGCTTTGCCTACCATCCAAGATGACGGGCATCGTATCGACACTGTCGCCGGTGACGGTAATACCGCCTTTGATTTCAGCCATTCTTAAGCTCCTAAATTATTCTCAAGGGTTAAATTCCCCTCATAAACCACAGAGCGGATGCCCTTGACTTCAACCTGAACTTCATATCGCGCCCAACGCCATGTCCAAGCCGCCGTCTGCTCGGCTGTTAAAACCGTGCCGACGCCGCCGTCTGAATTGATTGTGTTGGGTTTGATAGTCAATGGAACTTTGACTGCATTCCCGCTGGTTGGTGTAATGACCAATGTCGCCGAATCCAAATGTTTAAGAGATGGATGTACATAACCTTTCCGATCCACAATGACGAAGGTTATCGGCATAGTTGTGCCGCGCTTCACTGAAAAATCAACGCGGGCGGTCATTGCAGCTCATCCGGCAAATGCGCACGTTGTTTTTCGCGCAGGTAGGCCGCGCGGCAATGGTCTTCCTGCCAAAAAAACAGTGCATTTATCGTGCGATACGCCATTCGGGCGGCGCGGTTCGGATGTACAGCCAACACCGCACCTCGGTAGACACGGCTGCTGACGGTTTCGTCCGGGCTGCCTGCAATCATGGCGTTTGCGAGCTGGTCGGCAGCGATGGCGATATTTCTCATATAGTTTTTGATGCTTTGTTTCATGCTCAGACGACCTTACAAGCTGATTTCGGTATTGATGGTGTTCAATTCGTCTAAGGTTTTAGCGGCTTCGATTTGTTTCTCGATTGCCTGCCTTTTGCCTGCGACGGTGGCACAAAGGGATTCATAGGCCAGGGTTTTTTTGAGGGCAGCCGCTTTGAGTTTGTCAGGATTGATGCCTCGTGCTTGGGCAATTTGGTCAAGGACAGGAGTTTGAGTGGAATTGTCCGCCTGCCATGCGCGTGCTTCAGATGCTTGTACTGGCCAGCTCTGCACTTCAAAGGCAGGGAGGTCATCCATGCCGCTTTGTTCGTTGACGATGGCTTGGGCACGTTGATTGAGGCGAGACAGGGCGATGACTTTCGCGGTGGCGAGTTTAGTCTCTTCTGCTTTTGTTTTTTTGATTTGATTTTCCGTCCATTTTTTTCCGTCCCATTCGCAATATTCTGACGGCGGGGCACTCATAGTCAGATCGTCTGAAAGGCTGCCGATTTGGTCGATGGTAACGGCTGTACCATCAGTTTTTCGGTAGGCAATTTTGCCGCGATGGTCTTCGATGACATCCCAGCCTTCGCCGTTCCAGCGGGCGACTTTGTCTGCGCTGATTTGAGGCGGGTCGGTGTCGATGCAACCGGCGGGAATCAG